CTCTGCAGCCGTGCTGGACTTTTCTATTCCGCAAGGCGCAACGGGCGCAACTGGTGCAACAGGCGCAACCGGCGCGGCTGGTGCTGACGGAGCAGACGGAGCAGACGGAGCAGACGGAGCAGACGGAGCAGACGGAGCAGCGGCAACCATCGCCGTTGGCACGGTTTCAACTGGCGCACCCGGATCCAGTGCAACTGTTGCCAATTCCGGCAGTTCTTCCGCTGCTGTCTTTGATTTTTCAATCCCGCAGGGTGCAACAGGTGCTACGGGTGCAACTGGCGCTGCGGGCGCTACTGGAGCCACCGGAGCAACGGGTGCAGCGGGTGCTGATGGTGCCGCCGCGACTATTTCTGTTGGAACGGTCAGCACTGGTGCGGCTGGTAGTAGTGCAACGGTTACCAACAGCGGCACTTCGACTGCCGCAGTTTTCGATTTTTCAATCCCACAAGGAGCTACTGGTGCCACCGGAGCAACTGGCGCCACTGGTGCAACAGGACCGGCTGGTTCCGACGGGGCTGATGGTGCGGATGGCGTCGGCGTACCTGCTGGCGGTTTAACCGGCCAAGTCTTAAGCAAGAGCAGCGCCACTGATTACGACACTGCTTGGTCAACACCTACCAGTGGAACCGTCACCAGTATTACTACAGGCACTGGGCTTTCAGGCGGGACGATCACCAGCAGTGGCACCATTGGCCTAGCAAACACCACTGTTACGGCTGGTAGTTACACAGCAGCCGACATTACGGTTGATGCCCAAGGCCGAATCACTGCAGCTGCAAATGGATCCGGCGGTGGCGGTGGAGCTACTAGTATTGACGGGTTGAGTGATGGTACAACTCAATTTAATGAAAACGTTGGTCTTGGCCTTGGCACCTTAAATTCATTGGCATCTGGTGGTCAAGAAAACACTGGTCTTGGATATGCTGCCGGACAAGCCATTACCACCAGCGACAATAATACACTAATTGGTTCACGCGCTGGTCAGTATAATAGTGCTAGTAACAATACTGCAGTTGGTAGACGTGCTCTTGTTGGAGTTTCTGGTAGTAGTACTGGAGATTCAAACGTTGCTATTGGTCAATCGGCTTCATCTAACAATACTACTGGTCAGAACAACGTTGCTATTGGAAATACTGCTGGTTCTTCAGTAACCACTGGAGCAAACAATAGCTGCATTGGAAACGGCAGCCAACCCAGCTCATCAACCGTCTCTAACGAGATTACCCTTGGCAATACCGCTATTACTAAGTTCCGTGTTCCCGGTATTGACTTTGTTCTCAAGGATAACGGTGGAACGCCTACTGCTGGTCAAGTCCTGACCGCTGATTCTAGCGGTGAAGGTTATTGGGCAACTCCTAGTGCTGGTGGAGTTACCTATGAACTGATTGAAGACGGGTCATCCAAAGCTGCTGGTAGCTATATTGATATTAGCGATTATAAGGCTGTATACATGATTTGCCATAATGATCCGGCAACTAATTCTTCCAACAGACACGGTCCTCGTTTATCTACTTCTAACACGAGTAATACGGGTGTAAACACTAGATCGGGTAGATATTGGCGGCGTTTTCTTGACACTTCGCCATATTATCAAACCGCAGGATCTTTCAACCCTAGTACAAACGGCTTGTATTACGGCGCTAATGCCACTAATGATTTGGACAAAGTTTGGAAGCTGACTCTGCAAGGACTTGATACTTCCAATGTTTTTATTGAGGTATATAGCGAAAACAACGGTAGTGATACTTCATCTGAGGGTGTGTATCAGGAAACAGCTTGGTCCGGCGTGACAACCTCTGGTTCTTCAACTTGGTACCTTTATATCGAAGAAGCTTTGCTGGAATACCAAATCTATGGAGTCAAGTAACATGAAAACTATTTTTGCTTTTAAAGTTGGTAGCGAATGGACTTATGTTCAGCGTCAAGAGGACATCCCAACTAATGCTACAACTAGTTTTGAATATACCATTACAGATCTTAGTTCTGAAGAGCTTGAATGGTTCTCTGGTGATTGCCTTATCTACAACGAGGAAGCTCAAACCGTAACATTTGACCACGCTAAGTTTGACTCCGACATTCGCAACGTTCTGTTCTTTGATGAGCAAACAGATGAAGGTCGTCAAAAAGTATGGTTTCAAAATCGAATAGCAGCATATCCGTCAATTGGTGATCAGTTAGACATGCTCTACCACGATCAAGTCAATGGCACTACCGTTTGGAAGGATACCATTGCTGCAGCTAAAATTTCAACACCTAAACCTTAATCAAAATGCCTGAAACTTTTGAGTACACCGCTGAAGACGTAGCGTTTTACTACACTGCGTCTCTTGACAGCGTGACTCTTGTCGATGCTCTTGTCGCACAAGATACCCGCGATGATGACGAGGTTGACACGCTCCGCCGCAATGTCGAGCATCTTGAATTGATGCTTGCAAAAGACTGGTGGACTGATGAAGACTTGACACCCTTCGAGGCTTCGGTCGCGGCAGGACGCCCAATCTTGGATGCGGACTAGTGGCAAAGAAAAAAGCAACAGAGGATCAGTTTAACGAGCTTCACAACCTTGTCACATCTGAATTCCTCGCACGAATTAAATCTGGTGAAGCCACGACACAAGATCTCAAAGCAGCTTGTGACTGGCTAGCCAAAAATGACATCAGTGGCGTTGCATATGAAGGCAACCCGTTGGATAAACTAGCGACAGTCATGCCCAAGATCGATCCTGAAATGGTACAGAAGAGGTTGTATGGCTCAAAAAACTTCTGATTACTACAAGTCAAACCCGGAAGCTGCTGCAAAGCGGCGGAAACAACAACGGAAGTACAATAAGACCAACAAAGGTCTGAAGATTCGTACTGCTGCTAACAAACTTAACCGTAAACTTGGTACTTATGGTAATGGTGACGGAAAAGATGCTTCACACACTGGTAAAAACACTGGTAAGCTTGAAACACCTTCGTCAAACCGCCGTAGACCCAGAACTGGTAAGAAGTACGCCTAGTCATGACCCCGCTGTTGCCTACCCCTGATCACTACATTTACAACCTCATAACCATGACGAGTCCTGAAGCTAAACGGATGTGGCGTAGAGCCATTAAGGAACACTTCAACTGTCAATGCGTTTATTGTGGAGAACATTATGAATTACATGAACTTACTTTGGATCACGTTGTCCCTCGCTTTGTTGGCGGACAAACAATCACGAGAAATTTGGTTCCATCCTGCCGGAAATGTAATCAAGAGAAAGGGACAAGCAACTGGTTATCCTGGATGCGAGCTACGTTTGGCTGCAATCCGGGTAGAGAACAACTAATTTTATCGCATATTAAGTAAATGCCTAAATCTCCAGTCCCAGACAAAGTTAGACGGGCATATATTGATAATTACCTTAAATCCCGACAAGAAGGTAAGATTATTGACGACCTTTATTGGGATGGTAAGTATTATTTTGCTGATAACAAAGGTGAAGATTGGGGTGGCTGGCGTTTAAGAGGTCGAGCTAGCCACTCAGCACAAGGTTCTAAGCGTAGAGCCATGCAAAGAGGTGCTGTCGCTTCTGAATCTTTGTACATTGAAGCTTTCGGTGAAAGGGTAGGTAAAGAACGTTACCTTGAGGACAAAGCTGAGCTTAAAAGAATTTGGGGTACACGTGGTAAAGCTGGATTTGATATTGATCATATCTATCCTCTTGCTGCTGGCGGTCAAGAGACTCCACGCAACCTGATGCTCAGAGAAGCTAGTCGTAACCGCAGTAAAGGTGCTACACCGCCTACACCTGAACAACGACAAGCGTTACTGCTATCTAGTGATCCGTTAGAGCAGATTAAACTGCAAGGACCACAACCTACCCCTAAACAACGTGCTAATATTTTAGGTCTTACAAATGAGCTGCAAGATATAAAACGACGAATGAGTCAGCGTAAGACTACAGCACGATTTGGCACAGCTAAACGTCCAGTTAGCCAATCACCTTTGTCTCCGTTAAACCGTCAATCGGCTATGTACGGTGGTATTGAAACTCAAACTAATGTAATGGCTGAAAGCCGTGCACTTGATCTTGGTTTTAAACTTGCTAATTGACGCCTAGAAGCCTCTATAACGCCCCTCTAACCACCCTTAGATACATTCTATTATGAGCGAAGTCCTAGCCGCCCTACAGGGCGATTTTAAAGTATTTCTACAAGCCTTGTGGGCGCAGCTAGACCTGCCTGAACCAACCAGAGCACAATACGCCATTGCCGACTACCTACAACACGGACCTAAACGTCTTCAAATTCAGGCGTTTCGTGGTGTCGGTAAAAGTTGGATTACTGGTGCCTTTGTGCTCTGGACTTTATTCAATAACCCAGAGAAGAAGATCATGATTATTTCGGCATCGAAAGAACGTGCCGATAACATGAGTATCTTCCTACAAAAGCTTATTATTGAGACACCCTGGCTTAAACACCTGCAGCCTAAGTCGGATGACGCCCGTTGGAGCCGGATTAGCTTTGACGTTAACTGTTCACCGTCCCAGGCTCCGTCCGTCAAAAGTGTCGGCATCACGGGTCAGCTGACTGGTTCACGTGCTGACCTGATGATTCTAGATGACGTGGAGGTGCCAGGTAACTCTATGACTGAGATGATGCGTGAGAAGTTGTTGCAACTCTGTACGGAGGCTGAATCAATTCTTACGCCCAAAAACGACTCCAGGATTATGTACCTGGGTACCCCACAGACAACCTTTACAATCTATCGTAAACTTGCAGAACGTAACTACCGCCCCTTTGTTTGGCCAGCTCGTGTTCCTCGTAAACTGGCTAATTACGAAGGTTTAATTGCACCACAACTCCAAGAAGACCTTGATATGGGTGCTGAACCTTGGAGTGTAACTGACCCTGACCGCTTTAGCCATGAAGATCTTCTCGAACGTGAAGCAGCAATGGGACGCAGCAACTTCATGCTGCAGTTCATGCTCGATACTAGCCTCAGCGATGCTGAAAAATTCCCACTCAAGATGGCTGATCTTATCGTCACCAGTGTTAATCCTAAGTCCGCTCCTGATGATATCGTCTGGTGCTCAGACCCTAGAAACGTACTCAAAGAACTTCCGACTGTTGGGTTACCTGGAGACTATTTCTATGGCCCAATGCAGATCCAAGGAGAGTGGGATTCATATCAAGAAACAATTTGCTCAGTTGACCCGTCGGGTAGAGGAACGGATGAGACAGCAGCAGCTTATATCTCCCAACGAAACGGTTATTTGTACTTGCACGAGATGCGAGCTTATCGAGACGGATACTCAGACAATACGCTTCTGGACATTCTAAAGGGGTGTAAGAAGTTCGGTGTGACTAAGTTGGTTGTAGAGACTAACTTTGGCGACGGTATTGTTGCAGAGTTATTTAAGAAACACCTACAACAAACAAAACAAGGAATTGATGTAGAAGAGGTACGTGCTAATGTCCGCAAAGAAGACCGTATTATTGATACCCTTGAGCCTGTCCTTAATCAACACCGCCTTGTTGTTGATCGTTCTGTCATCGACTGGGACTACAACTCAAATAAAGACGACGCTCCAGAAAAACGTCTCCTCTATATGCTCTTCTATCAGATGAGCAGGATGTGTCGGGAAAAAGGTGCAGTCCGACACGACGACAGATTAGACGCACTTGCACAAGGCGTTAAGTACTTTACAGATGCTCTTGCAATCTCCGCTCAAGAAGTAATAAACCAGCGTAAACGTGACGACTGGAACGACATGCTTGAAGCCTTTTTAGACGACCCTCAACAAGCGACAAACCACCTAGCTTTAGGGTTTACATTAGAACAAAGAAGGCAAGCAAGAGGTAATTCTAAAAACCAGTCACCGACTTGGATCTGACACATGGCGGATGTATACAGGAGGAAGGGTGGACCTCCTGTGTTGAGGGAGACCATAAATCTCCCTCTTCTTTTCTTTACCGACAGAAACAAGACGACCAATTCTACTGACTCTTCTTACTGTTAATCCACCGACTGAATCAAAGACGCTTTTACTACTGTATGTCCATCCACCACCACCAAGTACAGCTAGTTCACCACACCAACAAAGGTGATGAGTTAGTAGCCTATATGGCACGTGTTAGCAACCCAGCTAATCAGAACAACACTGAGACCAGTGCTAAGCTTATTAAGTATCTGATTAAACATAAACATTGGTCACCGTTTGAGATGGTGAACATGTGTGTAGAGATTGAAACTACACGTTCTATTGCTGCTCAAATACTCCGTCACAGATCCTTTTCCTTTCAAGAGTTTAGCCAGCGGTATGCCGATGCTTCACTGCTTGGTACCGGCGTTATGCCGGAGCTAAGACTGCAAGACAGCAAGAACCGCCAGAACAGCATTGAAGTAGAAGAGGAAGACCTATTCCTAAAGCAAGAGATTAAGCAACTCTATAAACATTCGGAGCTTGTTTACCGTAAACTGCTTGAAGCCGGTGTAGCTAAGGAGTGTGCAAGGGACGTTCTTCCACTTAGTACTCCTACTCGTATGTACATGAACGGTACTCTTCGGTCTTGGATTCATTACTGTGACCTTCGGTGTGCCAATGGAACGCAGAAAGAACATAAAGTAATAGCAGATCAATGTAAACAGCTCATAGCTATGTGTTTCCCGCAAGTTTATGCTGCGGTATGGAGCGATGTGTAACCTTTTCCTGAATATGTGCATCGTTGGACTGGTTCAAACCGGTCCTTCGCTGTATTACCTACAAACTATTACTGATACCGGTGTTATTCGGTCTTATACGGTCTATGAAAGTGATTATTGTCGTGCTTCTGACTTCTTTCTGTCTTATAGAAGCGGCTCACCTGACTTATCACCGGGTTAAACAGTGTAATGCTGCGGAAACCTTAGATTTTTAACAAAAATTTCTGAACCCTTATATCGTATGTCCAGGGGCGCAGCTACCCCCGTGGGGGTGCCCCGGTGTAGCGCCTGTACGCGCCTACCCCTGCGCCAGTGCTCGCCCGTAGTAACCCGCGCAACACCGGCGGGAGCGGGCTTGTAGCCGCGTACAACCGGCTCTCAGCGGCGTTTGACTGGCTCGACACCGCTGACCCTGACTAGATTTACAGCGATCTGTCGGCGATCGATCAGTACATCTAATGTCAACGATAAGCATCGCTGATAACCACTGCACTGCAACGGTTTTGAGCCAGTGTTATGCTGGTTATAAGCAGCTCTTATGGGTTGAGCCGCCCCAAACCGACCCTGAGGCTGTATGATGGCTTTCAGATGCTGGCTGAACGGTTACGCATACTCGACTCTCCCTGAAAGGGTGAGGAGAGTCTCGTAAGCTTCACCGCCAGCTCTGCCTCACCGAACCTTGACAACTTCATAAGCACACCGCTTCCAGAGCAACTGGTAGACAGCGACGACCGGCATGGGTTCTTGACCGGGAGGTGTGGTAGACACAGATACAGCGGCGAGCCACAGCCGCTATACAAGTATGCTCATGGCACACCACCTGCACCCTGCACCGACAGGCTGCCCGTTTGAGTCGGGCTGTACGGTCTTGCTGCTCCATCAAGGACGCAGCTCACTGTTCACTTTACTTTGCTTCACATGTTCTTCAACGT